ACCCATACGACGACCTAAAACGGGGTCGTTATTTGGTGTTTGTGAGTTACGACCTGCTTTGATGCTCATTGCCCATTGACCGATTTGGTCTTGGAAGAAAGCCTTGCCCCGTACATTGGGCTTCATGTAAACGGTATTATAGAGCTTAGAATATTTCTGCTCCGCTAACTGCATGATATTCTGACTATAGGCTTGGGCGAAAATTGCGGCTTGTGTGTCTGCCATTTGAAATTCCCCTTTTTAGAACTGCGTTAACGATTGAAGCGGTCGTTTCGATTGTCCCAAAAAGGGGTCGTTGCTTCCAGCTTTACTGCATTTGCCGGGCTTTCGCTTGTCGACACTACAAAACTATTTGAGGGGCTTAACGCTTATCCTCTTTTTTGTGAAACTCCAAGTAAATGGTTCACTCGGTCTATTGCCGCTTCGTGTTCTTTGGCTGTGAACTTGCCCTTCATGTTCATATACGGGCCGTCCATATCCATTGTGATCTTGCGGACTTCCTCCATTGCTTCCTCTGGAGCTAAGCTAAACCTTTTCATTTGGAACTCAGGAACCTTGTTCTCTGCGAACTGCTCTCCAACCTTAGCTAAGAACTTAATACCATCAGGGTCTTTTGAAAGCATCGCAGTGATCTTATCGTTCATTTCTTGGCCTGTGGAAAACTTGTTAATAACCATCTGTCCTAACTCCACGTTGGTTTCGTAAGAATCTCCCCATTCACCGCGTAAAGTATTTATAGTCTTGGTCAACTGTTCTTGGTGTTGCTTCATGGCTTGAGAATAAGAATCAATGGCTTTCTTTTGGTACACATCCCAAATACCTTTCACTGCGGCTGGTGGGACTTTATGGGCGTGCATGACTTCTGCAAACTCGTTCTTGTTTAAAGTCAACCCCATTTTAGCTAAGTCGGCTGGGATAGATGCGTCAGCTAACCCATACCCTTCGGCTTTGTCAGGAACTCCCAGAGCTTTGCTTAACCTATTCCATCCTTCAACATCATTGATGTCTTTAGGTATGGGGACTTTCTCGTGACCTAAAAGTTTTTCAAGGTTATTGTAACTCTCCGCAAGCTTTCCAATCCCATCTGGAGTATCATCAAACTTGCTTAATGAATTACGCAGATCAGGATTGCTGATACTTGTTTTCCATGCTGTTGCGCCTGCGGCTCCTGCACCTCCGCTTACTGCCCCTGCTTCTAACCCTGTAGCAGTAGCGACCGCCGCTCCCTTATCGTCAATCACTGCTGGGTCGTAATTCTTTCGAATTAGATTATCCATTTTTTCCTTCTTTCTTAACCGTTTGGTTGTCTTGGATTGGTTGGTATCTTAATTTTTACCCTGTGACCTGTACGTCCTGTCTTGCTCATAACTCCCTCCTAGGATTGTAAGCCAGTATTCCCAAAAGAATTTAAACCATTCCTATACACTGGCTGTACTGTTTGTGTTAAATCTCCATTAGTCCATCCCGCATTGAAAGAACCAACTGTTAATGTAGGAAAAGTATTGTAATATCCATTCGGCTGTCCCGGTTGAGCGCAGTCATTATTATTTGAAAGCACTGCTGAACCATTCATCAATGACCATGTTCCAGACGCATACGTAGGACAAGTAGGATCGCTGGCAGAACTTGTTAAGCTCATGCTTGCCTTCCAGTATTTCCGAAAGATAACAAACCGCTTGAATATGTTGGAGGAACTCCAAGACCTTGATGACTTAAACAGCCATTAGCCCATCCACTATTGTAACCACCAACCCTATTCATTCCGCTTGAACCATAACTGGTAAAATTATTTACATACCCATTAGGTTGCCCGGGAGCCGCGCTATCGTTTAAGAAATCCCCTACCGTACTGTTTACACCTGTTTCTTGTAAATTGATACCAGACATAATAGATACCGCACCAGTGCCGTATGTTGGTGCTATTGGATCACCAGTTGAGTTTAAAAGATTAGCCATATCATTCCTCCGTTAGTTTTACAATCTGTTCCGGCGTTAAGTTAATTATAGACTCCAAGGTCTGTATCAGTCTTCTATTCGCGTCCCTTGCGATGATCTCATTTGTATCGCCTGAATCGTAAACCGTGCAATAATAATTTCCTATCCTCTTAATAAACTTCATCACTTCTTTGCCATGCGCTGATTCGAAAGTAGCAAGCATATTCTTCTTTAATGCTTGGGCTTCGCTTAATATCATTGCGCCCTCGATGTTGGCACGATACCTGTATGTGCTTTGGCCTTAGCAACGTTGAGGTCGACCTGTGAACCATCCTTGACAGTCTGCGCTCCCTTTGAAGCCATCTCCATATCATGCTGTTGTTTAGCCATCTGCCCTCTTACCTCACGCAACTTAGCTACTTCTGCATCATCCCTCAACACCCTGTCAGGAGCACCAGTAATAGCCCAAACCTCATTAACTACCTTGTCAGGATCAACACAGTCTGTAACCTGTGGACTTACTTGGGCCATCTGGGCAACGATCGTCAATCCACTTACTAAGCTATTTAACTCACTTCTACGCTGTGCCTGTGCCAACTGGCTTACACAATCAATCTCATACTCTGGTTCCATTAAGAACTCAACAGGTGGCTTTGGAAGACGTCCCCTTCGCGCTAGGATGCCCAAGGTTCGAATGATTACCGGATTAAGCATCTCAGATATATACCTGCCAACCGCAGGCCCTAACATGGTCATTTTCTCATTAATTCGCTCCATGACTTCAGGGTTGTTCATTTGCTTAGTTATATTGTCAAAAGCTATAAAAACATCGTTATACATCATCGCTTTAACTCGAGTGGTGTAATACTCCAAAGCTTTCATGCCAACTTCAGGGTTGCCGTAATTACCGAAAGCGAAGATGTCAGCCGCTCCCCTGTCCATAGCTTTCTTGTTATAAACGTTATAAGCCCTTGGATTCATGTCAAAAGGCATTATGAAAGCATCATCAGGAACCGCTATAGGAGGATCAGTCAGCTTCATCATTGCCCTTAAATTAGTCTTTGCCACCGCGTTTAAGATACGGGCGAAAGGTAATGTCTTCATGCCAGGGCTGAATCCCCATACAATGGATGGCCTTTTATCAAAGCGATGGCAAAAAGCAGGAAACTCGTTATATCCGCTCTCATCAATTATCTGCCTATTCTCTTGGTCTAACCAAACCGCTTCAACAGGCATGTTCTTCTTGTCAGTCTTTTGGACTTCTCGGTTACTGCGCTTGGCTATGTAAAGCAAAAATAAGTGCTTATTGGCTTTCTCATTTCCGCTTTCTAACTCTTTCTGTAAAGCATCGGGAAGATTCTCACGCCCCCATTTGCTCTCTGCTTGCCTTGCGGTATACTCAAACTCTATAAAATACTGGACAACCCGACCTCTCCCATCTTCTACAAGGACAATGTTCTTGATAGCGAGGGAGTTAAATCGTATATCATCTTCAACGTCTTCTTCTTCGATGATGCACGAGGTTCCGTAGACCCCTGAGCTTTTATACGACGCAATGATCTGGTTGTAGAAATTTGATTTATTAAGCGCGTAATTGACTTCATCAGTACAGTCCTCCAAGAATTTGCAGATTGTTTTGTTATCTCTGTTTTTAGGGTTCTTCGGTGTCAAACCAAACCACTTGCTCGTAGGAGGTGTTAGGTAATTCATAAAACCCGAAGCTAAGACGTCAGCCGCTTCAAGCGTGGTCGAGTCATATAAACACGCCGCGTTTAACTCAGTCCCAGGATAATAAGTCGTGTTTATGTCCTCAGCTTCAATATAGTAATAATCATGTAAACTCTGCCAATAGCTTTCAAAGTTAGACCTTAAACCCTTATGCATCTTGTAGGTCGTAACTCACAAACACCAAATAACGACCCCGTTTTAGGTCGTCGTATGGGTCTGATGATTGATTACAACGACAACCGTATGTTGGACAGGACAGACGAGTTGAAGGTAATCTCTGACCCTCGTAGTGCTTATACGATTGCGGCGGCACAGTCTTTAGGCCGTCAGATGGATGACACCATCTTACAGAACGGTTTACTTGGTACAGCGTACACAGGTGAAACGGGTACTGGTACTACCACCGCAGGAAACATCACCCTCATGTCGTCAGCTTCAATGACACTTGCTCGTATCTTAGCTGTCAAGCAAGTCTTTGACGTTAATGATGTGGAGATGGAAGACCGGTTTATCTGCATCCGACCGGATGCCTTGGATAATCTCTTAAACACTACAGCCTTTACATCGAGCGATTATAACTCGGTCAAATCGTTAGTGCGTGGAGAGATTGATTCATTCCTAGGCTTCAAGTGGATTATGTCCACTCGTATCGCGGCGGCTTCATCCTCAACACTTATCGGAGTTGCTTACCAACGCTTTGGTATTTGCATGGCAATGGCTGATGCTCCGTATGTGCGTACGGATGAACGTACCGACTTGTCGTATTCTTGGCAAGTGTATTATGAACTAAACATCGGCGCCGTGCGTCTTGAAGAGTCACGCGTCGTAATTATGAACGAAGGATAATAAACAGCCGGCAGAGTACCGGCAAGGAGATTAAAATGGTTAATTATAACGCAACAAACGTGGCTCTCTATAATTTAGGGGGTTCAGGAGATAACCTGATCGGTGATGGTTATGTTAGGGCCGTTGAAAAGGTATGGATTGATTCTTATGTATTCAATACAGCATCTGCGGCTTTAATGACCACAGCCGATACATTATGTATCGGTATCGTTCCAGCCAATAAGAAGATTGTGGGTTGTGAGGTTATCCTTCCGATAACTTTTGCTCCTACGAATTGTGCCATTAACGTGGGGCCTTCTTATTCCACAAGCTTGTTGATCTCAAACTCAACAGCTTATGTAGTTGGCGGGCCAGCAAGCTCGGGAGGCACGTTGACGTATTTGAACAAGGTTAGTATAAATAACATATTGGGTCAGAACTTCGTCACAACGTCTTCGACCTCGTCTGTTTCTGGCGGGACAATCTTGACGTATACGAATCATCCTATTTACTTGTCGCTGAGCTTAGCGTTAACCGCTCCGACATCTGGAACGATTCAGACCATTATCCGTTATACCTAGTTTTAAGGGGGCGAACAGCGTATTCCTTTCCGCTTAGTAGCCCCCTAAAGGACATATGGCAAACTCACAGACAGCGTTACTTAATAAAGCTTTGGTGTTATGCGGAGCGCAAACGGTTGTTTCAATCAATGACAACTCTCCTAATGCTATCGCTTTGAATAACGTTTACGAACTTTCTTTACAGTCCATCCTTTCAGAATGTAAATGGAACTTTTGTACTGTACGTTCTAAGCCATCCGTTGTGGCGTCGTCTTCAACGAATTACCCTGCCTTTTTAATGCCAAGTGAAGTGGTGGTTTATCAAATTCCTTCAAATTGTATAAGGATATGGGCAACCAATCCAACCAATGCAAAGATACGAGAAGAAAGTGGTTTGTTAATTTCAGACACAGTTAATCTTGGAATATTTTATACATTCTACGACGACAATCCTAACGACTATCCAAGTTATTTCCTTGACGCTTTCATTGACAAGCTTTGTTCGGATATAGCTTATATGATTATAAACTCAGCGCAGATCGCGGAAGCTTTCATTAAGAAATATGAAACTGTAACTTTGCCCAAAGCCAAGTCAGCTAATTCACAAACAGGAGTCCAGCAAGTCCCCAAGGATGGCGCTTGGACAAATTCTAAATATTATAACGACGGATATTACGACCCATCAATGGGAGCGGTCGCACAATAGGAGGGTTTATGGGGATAACGGCTCTTTATTATATTACGCCATGACGATACAACGTAAGTTATTCAGCGCAGTTGACGCGGCTCCTATCGTCTTACACGCAAAAGAAAACGCAAATGATGAAGTTGCTTTTCCTTTGATTGTAACGTCGAGTGGGGCGTTGTTGATCTCGGAAGGTCTTGATATACCGGCGTATGATTCAATCGTCATAAGTTACTCGTCCGGTTTGATATCAAGCGTTTATTATCTGGTTGGAGGGGTTAGCGGAACTTTAATAGCAACACTTACGTTGAGTTATTCAGGAAGCAATATTATTTCGGTGGTAAGGACATGATTACTCAACTTACTTTTAATCCTATAACCTCGAAGCTTGATGAAATAGGAGTGATACCTGAATACTCCGTTGATCCAGCATCTCCTAACCCTGGCGATGCTTGGGTGCTTAAGACACAATCAGGGAGTGGTGTGAGCGGCGGAGGTAAAGCTTTAGGTTTGTTATTATCTTTAACTCATCCTGGTAGTGGAGGTTCGATAACATTGACTTATAAATTCAGCTACCGGACAAATGAGAATTCTACAGTAAGGGTTGCATTGACATAGGAGAATATTATGGCGGATAACGTATCAATAGACACGGGTTCAACGATAAACGTTGCGGCAGAGAATATAACAGTTTCCGGATCTGCGACACTTTTGCAAAGGGTCAAGGTTGCTTTGGGAACTTACGACGTTGACAGTGGGGATATTTCTAGTGCCAATCCTATGCCTGTCACGGGGTCAACAACTATTTTAGGCACGGTGACGATCACTGGGTCAACTACTATTTTGGGGACTGTAACCATAACAGGTTCTACTTCTATCCTTTCAATGCCAACGGTTACTGGAAGCGTGTCTGTCCTAAACACGGTAACTATAACGGGAAGCGTTACGGTTGTTGCTATTACGATCGGTACGGTAACGATTACTGGAAGCACCACCATAGCATCAATGCCTTCTATAACTGGAAGCGTGACTATCATTGGCCCGCTTCCGACTTCTTCAACGCAGGCTATTACGGGTTCAGTTACAGTTATCAGTACGCCCGTTGTCACAGGTTCAGTTTCATTGGTTATTGCTCCGAGCTTCTCAACGGCTAATGCAACAGCAACAACAGCAGGGACGGGGGTAGTAATTCCTTCTACTGCAAGTAATTCTATTTACGTTACTTCGTTAGTCATTAGCAATGGACTGACAGCAGGGACAATATACTTAGGATATGCAACAGGATCAACTGCTCCGACGACAACAGCTATTTATATACCGACTTTATACTTTGCAGCCAACGGCGGGATGGTTTATCCTATTCCTCAACAGACACCTATTAAATTACCAGCTTCAACTAATTTTGTTTTCACCGTGGCTTCAACGGGAACGATAAGTATTTTAGCAACCTATTACGTGGCGGCATAATATGGCAACAGCTTTCAATGTTAGCGTGGCCCCTAGTGGTGGAGATTATACAACCTTACAAGGGATATTTACTGCGTGTGGCACTATTGATCTCACATCCGCCGCAACTAAAGTCTTTGCCATCAGTGGGGGCATAACTGGAACAATGTCAGATAATACCGCAGTAACAGGAGTAACATCAGGAGCGACTGGTACTTGCGTTCATGCTTCGTCGGTAAATGGTCAGATTTTAATTAAATCAATAACTGGAACATTCCAGAGTGGTGAGATTGTTTATGAGACTTTGGGGACAAATTATGTGACGTTAGGGGATGCGGGGGCAAGCCCATATTTGAATATTGTTATTAGTGGAACATGGGCTAGTGCAGATACAACGGCAGTAAATATTGTCAACATTACAACATCGTCTTCTAATAATGTTGTTATATCCACATCGGGGTCAGCTAAAAATACCACGGGTATCTGGAACACATCTTATTACGTCTTATCAGGGTCTAATGCTTCTGACGGCATATTGGATATAAATACACAAAATGTTACTCTTAATAATTTACAAATTATAAATACAAATACTCCTGCCTCTGGAAATGCAGCGGCAATAAGAACTAACTCAACAGCAACAGCAAACGGGTTAATTGTAGAAAATTGTATTTTTAGAGGAGGACGGTTTACAGCAAGACTTGATAGCGCTGGTAGCGGGAATACAATGACGCAAACTTTCATTAACTGCTTGTTTTATGGTGGGAATGTGGGAGCTATCGCAATGATAGCTGCCACCTCAACATCTTATTTTTATAATTGTATTATTATTGGCGGTTCAGCAGAAGGGATATTAACATCTGGATCAGGTATTACTTCTGTTCTGAAAAATTGTTATGCTTCATATTCTTCTTCGGGAGCGGCGTATAATAATACGGCATCTGGTACTAATACCTTAACAACTTCTGCTTCTAATGATACTACTGGTTCTACTGGATTACAAAATATTCCATACACTACAGCCACATTCAACAACGTAACTTCAGGAAGCGAAAATTTTAATCTTGTCAGCGGTTCTTCTTTAATTTTGGCAGGAACAAACGAATCTGGCACGTTTACAACAGATATTACAGGCGCAACCCGTCAAGCAACTGGTGCATGGGATATTGGCGCTTTTTATTATGCCAGCAGTGGCCCTGCAATTACAAATGGAATTATGAATCTTAAAACAGGATGGTGGGGGGATCTATGATAACCGCAATTATACAAAGCATTTTAGCTCAAGGAAATCTCATTGTTGTTAGTGTTCAATTCTCAAATAACATACAGCAAACATATAATTTTACATTACAAGATACGCAAGCAACCATACTTTCAAAGATTCAGTCAGATGTTGACAATATGAACGCTGTAGTAACACAGGCTTCTAATTTACAGGTATTAGCCAATACGACGTTACAAACTTCAGTAAAGTCGATTATTTAGGTGAGAGCCTTGTCTAACAATAGGGCAGTGCGATGCAACGCGCAAGGGTGGCTACTCACCATATTTTTAACAGGTTGCACAACGATACCAGCAACCGTACCAAACGACCCAACGGTCGCAAGCAAAGCGAACCCAGAATGTGTCAAGGAATGTTCAGCGTCTAGTAGTTTAACGTGTATAGCGGATTGCGAGGCAGCCATGCAATATCTTATCAAATGGGGGAACGAGAAATGAGTGAACAGCGCAGAGCGTCCGACAAAGGTATTGAATCTAATGACGTTATTCTAGCAAGGATAGACGAAAGAGTTAAGAATATAAGTGATAAGTTAGTTTCCCATATGGTGAGTTTTGAAACTCATAAAGTAGATGATGAGGGGAATTTCAAAAGTGTCAATAGGTTAGTTTGGATTGGAGTTGGGATAATCAGCACGCTTCAAGTGGTAGGAGTTTCTTTAATAGCAATATTTCACAAATAGGAGGGGATTATGAAAAGTGTTTATTTAATTGTTGTCTTAGGGGCTTTGTTGGTAGGTTGCGCGGCAACCAAACAGGCGGTCAGTGATTATCAGGTAGGTTCTTCAACTCCCTTGGCGGTCAATGAAGTGTCACCAAACGCTCAAGGCGCAGTCATTGGGAATACCGTTGCTTCGCTTCCAGTGCCTTTTGCGGCCCCCATAGGAGCGGCAGTGACCTTCTTAGCAGGTATCTGGTTTACGTGGCAACGTGGGTCAAATATACGCAAAAACGGTGGCGCTCCGGTGGCTACAGCCGCACAGTCAAGTATGGCGGCTAACGGGGTGATTCAGGATGTGGCTTCAATATTCTCGGGTATGTTCACAGCCGCAAGTCAAACAGCCCCAACAATCGCAGGTACGGTGTGGCAACGTATCTGGAAAACTGCTTTGGCTACCGTAGCCGCAGGGGTAACAACAGCCGCGACTATTCCTTCTGTTGGGACGTTCTTAACAGGCCATCCGGTAGTTGACGGTATTTTCGTTGCTGTATCAAGCGCGGTTGCAGGACTTGAAAAAGCTCTTTCTAATGTTCCGGTATCTGCGGGCAATACCGCATAAGGATTTATGCAAAAGATTGACACAATACAAACCTCTTTTGTTGGAGGTGAGTTCGGGCCTTCATTGAACGGAAGGACGGATATAGACCAATACAAACAAGCTTGCGCGATAATTGTAAATTGGCTTATCCGTCCTTTCGGTTCTATTATTTCAACGCCCGGGCTACAGTTTATTAACCAAGCTCTTACAGGTGGATCAACGACCCTTACGGGTGCAAGGATAATTCCTTTTCAGTTTTCTGTAACAGATTCATATATCATTGAAGTAGGCGCAGGGAACTTTAGATTTTATACAAATGGCGCGGTGGTCGTTTCAACCGGTACAACTCCTTACACGCTTACAAACAGCTATGCCGCACCAAGCATTTCTACCATTCAATACTGCCAAAACCACGATGTAGTTTATCTGACACAAGGGCAATACACGATAAACACTTTAACCAGAAACGCCTCTGCTAACTGGGCTTTGGCGGCGTTTGCTTTCACAGGCGGCCCGTTCATGCCGGGTAATCTTACTTTAACGACTCTGCAATCAAGCGCTTCTGCTTCCGGGGCTTCAACGACTCTAAGTGCCAGTGGAAACATATTCACGGTTTCAAGTGCCACTACAACCGGACACAACGGCACTTGGTGGTCTATTGGGTCTACAATTACAAGCGCCACAACGGGTCTGGCTATTCAAGGATGTGTGCAGATAACTACGGTAACAAATCCTTCAACTGCCGCGGCCACTGTTTACCAGACTCTAACTACGACCGCAGCGACAACTACTTGGGCAGAAGGGTCTTGGTCTGCTGTGCGTGGGTATCCTTCGTGCTGTTGTTTCTACCAAGGCAGGCTTTTCTTTGCCAGAACATCTAGTGAACCTCAAACAGTATGGGGGTCTGCGACTTTTAATTTTACCAATTACGCTGTCAACGGTGGCGCAGATGATGACGCGCTTAATCTACAGTTATCTGCCACACAAGGAAACGATATCAAATGGCTTGTCCCCATGAATGATTTAATCGTTGGTACCTATGGGGGGGAGTTTTGTATTACCGCAGGGATAGGAACAGGTAATGCCATAACCCCTTCTAACGTGGGTGTTATTCAACAGACCAGCTGGGGATCTGAGCCTATCATCCCTAAAAAGATAGGAAATTTCGCTTATTATATTCAAAGGGGCCAGCAAAAATTAAGGGAAATAACCTTTCAGTTTTTGCAATCACTTTATCAATCTACCGACCGAACAATCTTATCCCCTCAAGTGGCGGGTGGTGGGTTTATTGATATAGGTTATCAACAGAATCCAGATACCGTGCTTTGGTGTTTATGCTCTAACGGCACGCTGGCTACCATGACCCGTGAGATTGACCAGAAAGTACAGGCGTGGTCACGCCAAGTTACCTCGGGAAGTTTTTCTTCAATCGCTATTATTCCATCACAGAGCGGCCCGTATGATGAGGTGTGGGTCATGGTTTTAAGAACCATAAACGGTTCCCAAGTAAATTACATTGAAAGGTATCAAAGCCAACTTTTGCCAACGCAAGGCAACTCAACAGCAATCCAACAAGACCAATTATTTTATGTCCACTCTGGATTGACTTACAGTGCCTTCACAGCCACATCATCAACTTCGATAAGCTTAAGTGCAACGGCAGGCACGATCGTTGTTACTTCCTCTGCCGCATATTTTTCAGCAAGCCAAGTAGGTAATAGATTACGTGCGGTGGATGCATATGACAACATGTTAGGGGAAATCACCATCACGGGGTATACCTCAAGCACGATAATTGTAGGTACTTCGACTTCAAATTTCTCTGCGACAAGTTATTCCGCACAAAGTTGGGGAATTTCAGTAACGAAGATTTCAGGAATTACTTGGTTAGAAGCTCAAACGGTAGTTGTCAATGCGGATGGCGGAGTTGATTATCCTTCTAAGGTAGTTTCTAATGGCGCGATAACTTTAGGAAGCAATTATTATGTCGTGACCGTTGGGCTTCAAGCAACGCAAACCATTCTGACCTTACCACAGGAAACACCAGACCCAGAGGGAACTGCGCAGGGCAAGAAGCAACGAATTAATAACATCTCTTTTAAACTGAATAATTCTTACACGGGTTTTCTGTTAAGTGGTACTACCGGAACACAGTTTATTGCGCAAGCAAGATTACCGTCAACAATTATGGGGACGCCGCCTCCTTTGTATACGGGCATATTACCTAATATCACATTTCAGGATGATTACCGTTATGGGTCACAAGTATTGATTCAAAATACAGATCCTTTCCCAGTAGAAATTTTGAGTTTAACGACAACTATATCGACGTTTGATAAGTGAGGCATATATGGGTTTTAGCGGGGCTTTATTAGCACTCAGCGCAGTTAAGGGGATAACTAGCATCGGACAAGGAATTGCTACGAGTGCAGAAGATAAATACAATTCTACGTTATCTACTTTACAGGCGCAACAAACACAGGTTCAAGGAAACATCCAGCAAGGTCAATTAACGACCCAAGGCGGAGAGATGGCGGCCAAGTCTACTGCTGTGGCCGGGGCCGCAGGACTTGATCCTACCGGAAGCGTTGCCGCAGTCATGGTCAATAATCAGACTCAAATAGAAACGGATAAGGCGATCGCCCAATACAACACGACAATGGGAATAAATTCTGCTACCGACCGGGCCAAGATGTTAAAGCAACAAGCGTCAAACGATATGTTCTCCGGAGTTTCCAGCGCTTTTTCAGACTTGCTCACAGGTGTTTCACAATATGGAATGTATAATAAAAAATCATTAAACTTGAGCTAATATGCCAAAATTTCCCACATACGATAGTACATCAAATATCAATATCCAAACCCCACCTGAACGTCATCAAGCGGCAGCGCCGTTCGAGGACATTCAGAACATGACCAATACGATTACCAAACTAACTCAAGATTGGAGTGATCGTAACGATGTCATGCAGGAAACTAAGGCAAAGAATTCAGCAGAAATGTCTCTTTATCAACAAGAAATTGCTGCACAAAATGATCCCAATCCTGAAAACGCAGAAATGCACATAAAAGCAGTTAATAAAATATCAGAAGACGCTACAAAAGGAATATCTAATCAAGGGGTGGCTCAACAAACATCATTGGACATACAACATAGTGCTTTTCTTACAAGCATAAAAATTCAAGACATGTTTAAAGGAAAACAGATATTGGCAACTAAGGAAAGTGAAAAACAGGCAAATGTTGTAGCAGCTCAAAATATAGCCAATCCTGTTTCTCAAGCAGCGGCCTTAGAGGATTATGATAAAAGAATGAGCAGCATAAGGACTCTGCGTTCAAGAGGAATATATGGAACAGATGAAGAAGCATTAGCAGCAGAGAAAGAATTAAGAATGGAAATTATAAAAGCAAGAGTTGATGGAAACAAATCAACAAATCCTGATGATTACAAGAATATCAGTGAAATGCCAAGAAAAGAAGATAGCGCCGGACTAGATATAAAAGATTCTAGTGAATTAAGAAAGATGGTCGATTCTCATATAGCAGATAATGTTAAGTCAAACATAGAGAACACTTATCAAAATAGGGTCTCTGTATTATCTGATATTTTTAATAAAGACAAAGGATGGAAAAGTAATCAACAAATAAAAGAATTGTCAAAAGGTGATAGCGTTTTAGAAAATTCTTTAATCGCCGTAAGAGACAAGAGATTATCCGACCCCAGAGGAGAATACGAACCAAGTAGCGACGAGAATATTGAATATTCACAAGCAGCGCAAAAGGCTTTGTTGTCCAAGAATAAAGACGAAGCAGGGAAATATTTATTAGATGCTATTAAAGAAAAAGGAATGACGGAAGAAAGACTTTCTATTCTAATTAATGCAGTCGCCGATAGAGCAAAAAAACTTCCTACAACCGGAGTAAATGATATTGACCCTACTCAAGCAACTATTGATGCAGGAACAAAATCTGTAGCAATGACTACTAAAAATGATCCCACAGCTATGGGGGACTACTTAAATGCCATACATCAAGGCTCATCTGCCGCGGAAGCATATAAGACTGCTACAGATGCGTATAAAGTTAAAAGAAACTCTTCAATGGTTCAACATAAGATTGGAGACGTAATAACTGATAATAAAACAGGAAATTCTGGTCAGGTTGTTAAGTTTGATGATGATGGAGTTGCAATTCTTAAAGTTAAAAAAGAGAAATCTTCTAGCGAGGATGATCGTTTCTTGGCACCAGAAGGAAGTAAGTATACCCCGCCGGGAACAAGGCCAAGATTAGAAAATCCTATTGGAGAAGAAATATCAAAGGTAGCCAAACCTATTGGTGAAGCCATTGTTAGCAAATTTGAACATGAAGCAGAAAGAGCTACTAAATGGGCAAAGAAATTAAAACAGAAAAGCAGTGATTATTATAAAAAGCAAGCAGAGAAAAAATCAGATGAGTGACAATGCCCAAACTATAAATAATAATCAACAGGTAATGACTAAAGGAGATTTCTTATCCCAAAAACCTGAACCTGATTCTCAATATGAATTAGTACGAGCAGACGATTTTGCGAATGGAATAAGAACACCTGCCCATGATATGACTCCACTCTCAGCAGAACATTCAACTCCTTTTATTAAAAGTGCAGGATTAAGCCTGTATCAAGGTTTTGAAGAAGGATCTGCTAATCTTTTACAATTCATAGGCAGAGGTGATACTCCTGAAGTTAAAGAGATAAGACAAAAAGTTTCCGCGCTGTCTAAAGAAACTGCATCCGATAATATAGCTGTAAAAACGGCAGATGGATTTTTAAGGGGAATTGGTATGTTGGGGCCAACTTTGCCAGTAGATATTGCAACTGGTATGGCTTTCCAAGGAGCAGCTTCTTTTGTAGAAGCTATGCCAGCAGTATCCGAAGTTCTAAATGCTATCCCTAGTTTTGCAATAGGAGGAGCTGTTAGAAATGCAACAGAGAGTATACAAAATTCAATTAAGAACAAAGAAGATATTCCAGAAGCTGCTTTGAAGTCAGTGGCAAGTGCCACATCTACAGCGGCTTTTGATACCGCATTTGCTTTTGCAGGAACCGGAGTTAAGGGGTTTTTTCTAATGCCATCAATAAGTATGGCTTCCTCAACTTATGATGCAGCAACACAAGGAAGGCTTCCCACAAGAGAAGAACTTGTTCGATCAGCAGGAGAAGGATTTGCATATTGGGGAGCATTTAGTTTAATGCCTCATTTAATAGCAGGCGTTGATACTCCTATAGAAAAAGAAACTTTACAAGATCACCAAGAACAAATGAAGACCAATATTAAAGATGGAGATTTTGAAGGATTAAAGAACACAACTGAAACACTTATGCAAGACGGGAATATTCGTCTTGAAATAAAGCAAGCAATAGGAACAATAATTAAACCAAGATATCAAGTAAAAATTGATGATGACGGAAAAGTAAGTTATTCTCCCATAGCTTCCCAAGAAGCTGAGGCGCCCATAGGAGAACTAGCAGGAGAACCAATAGGAAAAAAGGAAAGCGGCTTATCTAAATCTGTTATTGAAGACGCTATAAAGGCTGGACTTAAAGAAGAAGATGCGAAGAAAGAAGAAGTATCAAAATATGATGTTCGTAATATGGATGATGTTGGGAAAAGAGCCTCTGAATTTATAAACAATGACCATGATTTAGCAATGAAAATCGCCAAGCGCGAAGCCGCAGAACAAGACGATTTAAGAGCAGAAGAACTCTTTACAGCGCTTCGAATTAAAGCACAGGCAGAAGGAGACATTGATACCCTTTTAGATTTGGCGCATGCAGATAAGGCTGCTCATGCTGCAACAGAAATGGGTCAAAGAATAAAAGCACTAGATGCAAGCGACCCATCAGACGTTGTTAAGGGAATAAGAGAAATAAATAAAGCAAGAGAATTTGTGGTAAAAAAGAATAAGCCTAAGATAAAAATGGAATCAAAGAAAGCCGCAAAGATATTAGAAAAAGAAATAAGCAAATTAAATAAACCAAAAAATTGGAAAGATTTTGTAGATTCCATAGAGTGCTAATATGTCATTTTGCTTACGCAAAGAACTAGCAGATGTTTTAAGAGGTAAAATAACATCCGGGGAATTGGATGTAGATTCTATCAAAGATATGTCACCTGCACAACGTTTGGGCTATTTTACTTCTATTTTTAATGATGTAAAAACGGCAGAGAATGTTAATGAATTGATTGAGAGTAAATTGTTATTAAAAAATCAAGAGCAGGGACTAATTAATGCAACACAACAACTTTTAGGATTAAAGACACCGGCTTCAAGAGATGTAATCTCAAAAATAAACAGGATAGATCATTTATTAAGTCCAGAAGACAAAGAAAAGTTCATGGGGGATGTTATTGCAAAGAAACTCGGAATAAAAGGAGAAGTTACCCCTGATGAAGCTAAAGAAATTTCAAGATTGGCAAAATTGGCTACAGAGGCAAAAAAAGAGATGGATTCTGATCCATCTAACATAAAAAATAGAATTGATTATGGAAGAAAATATAAGGATGCTCTCAATTATATAGATTCCTTAAAACCTCAAGGAAATCCATTCTTAAGCTTTTCAAATTGGTGGAATCTTCCTAAAGAAGCCCTAACGTCAATACTCCACTTCTCAGGGCCCGGAGTTCAAGGATGGGGAATGTTATCTACAAAGAATTTCTGGAAAGGAATACCAGAAATGTTTAAATATTTGAATAAAGACAACTTTGAAAATTTAGATGCTTTTATTATAACCCATCCTGACTACTCTACAGCCAAAGCGGCCAAGCTTGGATTGACTAAAATAACTGACAAATTAAGCGAACGAGAAGAGGCTATCCAGTCAAGCATTCTTCAACATGTCCCTATATTAAAAGAACTTGTTTTAGCGTCGAGCAGGTCATTTACAGGTTTCCTAAACTATGTTAGGTTTACTCGGTATGTTGATTTATTAAATGGCGCAAGATTGCGCGGTTTAGATGTTACAAAAGGCTCTGACTTATCAAAGGAACTAGCAAATATTGTTAACGACTTTACGGGAAGGGCGGCGCTTGGGAAAGATGATCGTTATGCTTCTGCTCAACCGATATTGAATAATGTCTTTTTTGCACCAAGAAAAATACTAGCAACGATGAATATGTTTAATCCTTATCTTTATGTAAAAATGGCTCCTTACGTCCGACAACAAGCAATTAGACAGCTATTAGGAAGTCTGGTAGCTACTTATGGATTTTTGCAACTAGCCCAGTTGGCAGGCGCAAAGATTGATTTTGATCCTAGAAGTAATGACTTTGGAAAAGTAAGGCTAGGGAATACGACCTTTGATATAACAGGTGGTAATGCAATTTATGCAAGGCTTTGGGCGCGCCTACTTTCAAGCAAGACAAAAACAAAATATGGTGAAGTTAGAGGAATTTCTTTAAAAGAGAAAAAAGAAGATATTATGCAATATTTAGAGAATAAACTTTCACCTATGGATTCAGGTATTTGGGAATATCTCTCTAGTGCTATTGCTGGAAAACCTATGGATGTAGAAAAAAGAGTAGTCGATGAAATGACCCCTATCTTTATAGGAGATGTAATAAATTTAGTCCGGTATGATGGCGCTAATACATCTGCCTACCTAGCTTCTCCTCTTGCGATGTTTGGCGCCGCCATGCACACCAAAGAACCCGGTCAATCATGGGAATTTAGTGAGAGTAAGTCCATGCTTGATTTCAAAAAACAAGTAGGTGATGAAACTTTTGATAAAGCAAGTGATGAATACGATAATAAGTTTGAAGAATTAATGGATAAAATCAAAGATAATCCAGAGTATAAAGCAATGTCAGAGGATGATAAAAGCGCATATATTAGACATGAGGAAAATAGGATAAAAAAAGAAGTTATGCAAGAACATGGTTTTATTGCTGAAAAGAAAAAGAGAAAGAATTTCTCAATACTGGATGAAGAATGATTGACCCTAACGGTTGCCTATACGATGAAGACGGATATTTTTATCAAAACGGAGAAGGGGAAGACTACCCTGTAAATCCGTTCGGTGATGATGAAGGGGGCGATGAAGAATGAAATTAGGAGAAAGATTGGATGTGGTTGCCTTTACGCTTAAAGGTGATTGCTCAAAGTTTGGGGCGATTAAACTTGTTGACGAAATAATCAAAACTTTAGACATGCACAAAGCACATGACGCAGTATGTTATAAATATCCTTTAGAGGACGGTGCTGGTGGATTAGGATTCTCGTATATTCAGCCAATTACAGAATCTTTTATATGTTTTGATTCATGGCCTGACTTCGACGGTGTTTACTTAACTATTGAATCTTGCAAGACCGTTAATCTTAACAAAGTAACCAAGAAAATAAGGGCATGTGGTTATAAAATAAAACAAGTGAAATCTTTTGAATTGAGGTTAAGAAATGGACTTCAGCAATAAGACAGTTTGCATCATAGACAATGGTTTGTTTATTGAGTTGGCGGTAACTCTTTCAAAAACTTTTGGGCGTGTGCTTTATTACATGCACTGGGTTAACGCTTTCCCACAGTCTAACACAAGGATTGTAGGAAAAGGAATCCCCGGAGTTGAACGCATTTATAATTATTGGGAAGTCAAAGACGAAGTTGACTTGTGGGTGTTTCCCGATATTTATACAGGGCCAGAACAGTTAGAACTTGAATCTCAAGGTAAAAGGGTATGGGGTTCCCGTTGTGGTGATGAATTAGAGCTTTACCGCCCTGAAACAAAAGAGCATTTACGAAGTCTTGGTATAAATATAGGAAACTACAAAGTCGTTAAAGGAATGGCTAATTTAAGGGCGCATTTGAAAGAACATGAAGACCAGTATGTAAAGGTTTCAACGACACGCGGGGACATGGAAACTTTTAAATCTAAGAATTATAAATTGATTGAGCCAAAACTTGATGAACTTGAATATAAATTAGGCGCTAAGAAATCAGTAATGGAGTGGGTTGTTGAGGACGCTATCACAGAAGCAGTAGAGGTTGGTTATGATGGATTTACTATTGATGGAAAATTTCCTAAACATGCTATGGCTGGAATCGAAATAAAAGACAAGTCTTATTTAGGTGTGTTTAAAGAATATGATAAGATGTGCCAACAGGTCAAAGATATAAACGCGAAGGTCGCCCCAACACTTGCAAGTTATGGATACAAGAACTTTTTTTGTTGTGAAATGCGGATTACTAAAGACGGAACGCCTTGGGTTATTGACCCTATGTGCCGTTTCGGAAGCCCTCCTGGTGAGTTGGTACAGAACATGTATTCAAATCTTGCGGAAATCCTTTGGTATGGGGCTGAGGGCGTTCTGGTTGAACCGATTGCAGAGGCAAAGTACGGGGCGGAAGTTTTAATTCATTCGTCCTGGGCTGATAATAATTGGCAACCGATTGAGTTTCCCCCTGAATTAAGGGATAATATGAAATTCAGGAATTTGTGTATAATTGACGGTAAATATTATGTAGCCCCGCAAGGGGTAGGATTGCCCGAAATAGGGGCAGTTGTGGCCACAGGAGATACCAAGGAAGAAGCTATTAAGAAATGCAAGGAAGCTTGCGAGCAGATTGAAGGATATTACATAGAAACTTACGCGGACAGCTTGGATGAGGCAACGGAGGAAGAAAAGAAACTAAATGAGTTTGGAATATCTTTATGATAAAATCGAACTCTAAGGAGATGATTTATGCCGGTTAGTACAACAAATTCGACTCAAACTTTTTCAGGTGGTCAGAGCGTTTTAACTTTTACATTCACCGCGCTTTCAGGATTTCCGCAATATATTCAAGTTAATGTAGTCGCCTTGACCGGAGGAACGATTACGGCTTTATCATACGGGACACAATACACGGTCACTTTAAGCACCACGAGTTTAGGTGGCACGGTAATCGTTACGCCTTCTTATGGTTCAAACTATAACTATGTGGTTTATCGTCAGACCTCAATAGTCCAAAATTCATCATACGCTAATTACAATACTTTTCCAGCGACGACGTTACAGAATAACCTTGACCAATTAACGATGATTGACCAAGAGCAGTTAACTAATACTAACTTGTCTTTGACTTTTCCTTTAGGAACAACAGGAATAAGCACTGTCGTACCGACTCCTGTATCAGTTACAAACGGGACTTTGTTTCTTGCTTTAAATACAACAGCAACGGCATTTGTTTATGCTTATGCACCAACAGGCGGGACAACGGTGGCTTCGACAGCGGCACAAGCCCAAACGGGTACAGACAACACAACATTTATGACCCCCACCATGACAACTGTTGCAATTAAGCAATGGGGTAACGCGGGAACAGTAACAAGTGTTTCTTCATCAACTTCCGATATTACTATTGTTAGCACTTCAACAACCCCGATAATAACCTCTGTAAATGCTTCAACAAGCGGATCGAATGTAATTGTAAGAACAGATGCAGGGGGGTATCTTCATGCTCCTTATTCTTATATTAAATGTTCATATTCTTTCTCTGCCAATACAAATGGCGCAAATAGCGTTAGTGGAAGTTGGTTAACTTACCCATTAAACACTAAAGACAATGACACTGCGACTATCGCAACATTATCAAGTAGTACGCTCATAGTCCCTTATGGAACATATCTTGCAAAAGGAGCTATTAATTTTTTTAGCAATGATGGCGTATGTCAATCAAGGCTTGTAGTAAGCCCTTCAACTGTTTTGATAAATGGAATGAATTCAGGAAGCGGTACGACAGGACTTTATACTACAAGCCCTTTATCTGGTGAATTTTCAGTAACGGGAACAACAACATTGGTTTTTCAATACCAAGTTGCTAGTAGTATTTCATCAGGTCTGGGTACTTCTGGTGGATATGGAACGGAAGTTTATGGATTTTTGGAATTAACAAAGATAAATTAAATTTTTATTGTAGAGAACATTAAAAAATAATTAAAATTTTCCTTGCAATTTGTTTTCATTTAGCAATAATGATTTTTGAGGATATTTATGACCGTTAATAAAAATTCAATTTTAAAATTCAAAATATGGGGGGCCGCTCTCTTAACGGTCAGCGTAAATCCTCAAGATTTAACCCCCCAGAATTCTTTAGCCTCATACTTAAAACGTATGGGGCTTTTTCTTTGTCATAAAATCTCCCGGCTTGTATACAATCCGTGCGCCGTTATGTATGGAACGTTAAGTTTTCAATGTGGGACTCCCAAGTTCTTTTGCCCTTTTCTCTTGGCCACGACCTAATAAGGTTTAAGCAAGTCCCCTTTTGGTTTTATTCCTAAAACATCACGTATTAGGGATAAAAGAAAAGGGTTTATTTAAAGAAAGGAACTGTATGAGCCAAAAAGACAAGATACTCGATCATCTTAAACGCTTCGGCAACATCAGTACGTGGCAAGCCATTCAAGACTACCATGTAACTAGGCTTGGCGCTCATATTTGTCAATTAAAAAAGGAGGGGTATAAAATCATGCCAGCCCGTGAAACAGACGGCAAGAACTGGTGGGTTAGATATACCTTAATCAAATGATACTTGACCTACCTGATGATAAAATGCAGTTAAAGCTATACATAGCCAATTACGTTGAAATGCTCGATAAAAACACCTACCCGGATGGCAAGCGCGAAGAGATCCGCTATTGCTTAAACAAGGCCCGTGAGAAGCTAAGAAAGGCAAAGAAATGAACCTTGCCAAATTACAGGAAAAGTTTAATAAGCGTACAAAAATACTTCGCCGTAGAAAACAAGAACCCATCGTCATAATGCCTAAAACAGAGTTTTTCACCCATCAGCACGACGGATGTAATGCGATGTTTTTTAAGACACAGCGTCATAGAAAAGTGGGATTAATGCACGGGCAAAAATAATTAAAGATAATGCTTGCATAAGCAAAATATTGTGGTATACTTAAACTATGAAATCAAAAGACACCAACATACGGATCACCGGGGAATCGTTTAGAAGGTTAAAACAGCAAAAGGCCAAGACAGGTGCCACCATCAAATTCATGATTGGATTAGCCCTTGATGCTTGGCTTGGAAAGGATGACAATGTCGCTCTTGCGGAATGTCCAAAAGGCCTTAAACGCAGTAAACGGTAATACCTTACTAATTGAGGATGACCGTGGTTATGACGAGTATTTTTGCACTATATGTAAGGGACGTGTTTATGAAGACAAGTACAACCACAAGCACAACTGCTGTTATGACTGCTGGTATTCGGAATCAGACAAAACAAGGTATGACGATGGGGATTCCCCAGAGAGTGAGGAATAAATGCACTCTCAATACGAACAAGAACACGCAGGGGTAGTTTTAGCGGCTTGTCTTACGATTGCTCTTGTAATGGCTACATGCGCGGGACTTTCTCCGGAATTACAAAAAGCATATGACCAGCTAAAGAAAGACGGTTTTAACGTAACTTGTAGGAGTTTTTAATGGTTCAATGGTTAGGAACGAAAGGATACCTTTGTATTATGGACTACACAGTGAAGATTTGCAGGCAAACGCTAAACACCACAAAGACAGCTAAAGAAGTGCCTTATTTCTATAAGGCCGAAGAACCCGATTTTAAAGAACTAACCACCCAAGAATTGAATCATCTGTACTTGAACGCGCAAGAGATCATGGCGAGGGTACAAACAATGTTAGAAATGCGCCAATAAGAAAGGGAAATATGGAAAAATCTCCGGAAATAAACGAATTAGCAAGTGCTTTAAGCAAGGCGCAAGGTGTTATCATCCCGGCTTCAAAAGAGGCAGATAACCCTTATTTCAAAAGCAAGTACGCTGATCTCGCATCAGTTTGGGAAGTTGCCCGTAAACCACTTGCAGATAACGGACTGTCAATCGTACAGCTTCCAAGCGCAGAGGGTAACATTGTTACCTTGAAAACAATCCTTATGCACTCAAGCGGTCAGTTCATTACAAGCGATCTTACAATGGTAGCCAAAGACGCAAGCCCTCAAGCGATAGGGTCATGTATTACCTATGAACGCCGTTACGCTCTTTCATCCATTGTTGGCATTGCATCCGAAATAGATGATGACGCCAATAGCGCAACAGAGGTTAAGGGTAAAAATGATGAAGTTAAACCACCTAAAGGCGTTAAAAGCATGAGAGTATTCGCAGAAGAAATGTTTATCCAAAAGTTTGGTTCTCTTGAAACTTATCAAGTTTGGCGCACAGATAACAATCTCCCAGAAGATATTAATTGTTTAAGTGAATTAGAGTACGCCAAGATTTATAATGCTATAAAGGCAGTTAAAAAATGAAATGCCCTAAATGCCATTTCCAATGGGTAAGCACAGAAAGATCAAATCCTCAATTAAGATATTATTTTGGGGTAGTTCTAGATATGATTTCTGAAGAACTTGGGTACGAACTCATAGAAACCCATGAGCTAATGATTCAAATGTTCTTAAAACCAACAGGACGATCAACAACCGTAGGAATGACCACTGAGGAATTTGTAAGGTTTACGGATACGATAAAAAGATGGGCTTTAAAAGAACGACAGATTAACATACCGGATCCCCCAGACAATGAGAAAACATAAAAAAAGTAGTTTGACTAATAAATTAGATAAAGAATGCTCCCGCATAGTAAGGTCAGAAGGTCAATGCGCTTGGTGCAAGATGGTTAATTATGAGAAAATACAATGCGCTCATATATTTAGCCGAACTTATCGAAATACCCGCTGGGACTTAAAAAATCTCATGCCACTTTGTCAGGGGTGCCATTTCCTTGCGCACAGATGCCCATTGGAGTTCACAGAACAGGTTAAGCTATATCTTGGTATGTACGAATATGAATTATTACGTATAAGGCACAATGCGGTCAAAAAATGGACTATCCCTGATATGTTAACCCTTTTACACGTATTGGAGTCATTATGAATCCCAGAATAATAACTAAATTAACAAAAAAACAAGAACTACAAATTCCTAAGACAATAGAAAAATGGGTTGGCATAGCTTCAAAGCCAATGGTTCACAAAAAGGCTATTGAATACACGGGAAAACTTTATAAGTCAATGGGACTAGAACAACCATTAATAATATTTGGATTTAGTCCAATGAATACGATTTTATTGTGTGAATTGTTTTTTAAGTTGATTAAAGAAGATAAGGATTTGCTTAAAAAGTTGTACAACCAGTTGGACAGCCAGTTGTACAACCAGTTGTACAGCCAGTTGTACAGCCAGTTGGACAGCCAGTTGTCCAACCAGTTGTCCAGCCAGTTGTACAGCCAGTTGGACAGCCAGTTGTACAACCAGTTGTACAGCCAGTTGTACAACCAGTTGTCCAGCCAGTTGTCCAGACAGTTGTCCAGCCAGTTGTCCAGCCAGTTGTCCAGCCAGTTGTCCAGACAGTTGTCCAGCCAGTTGTCCAGCCAGTTGTACAACCAGTTGTACAGCCAGTTGTACAGCCAGTTGGACAGCCAGTTGTCCAACCAGTTGTCCAGCCAGTTGTACAACCAGTTGGACAGCCAACCAAATAATGAAATATTAAAATCAATTAATTCAAATTGGTATTTAGGAATATTTTGGTTAATTTCGTGTGGTTGGTATGAATATGGGAAATCAATAGGAGTTGAATTTGACAATGATAAGTATGATTTATTTGTTAATTTTAGTTCAGAGGTTAATTTTATAATTCCATACAAAAATATTTGTTTTATATCCGAAAAACCGACTGAAATACACTGGGATAATGGAATATTGCATAAAGACGGTGATCTTGCAGTTAAATATTCAGATGGGTATGGGATGAGTTTTCTTAATGGTGTAAAAGTCCCTGATTATTTATCAAAAACTCCTGAAAGTGAATTAGATATTGAATTTTTCAAGAAAGAATCAAATGCAGACGTTAAGGCGCAATTCATACGAAAATACGGCATTCAAAGAATGTTGTCACTAGGCACAAAGATTTGTGACGCTAAATACAATAATAATCGTTGGTACGTTGATTCGGAATATGAGCTTTATAATATGGGTTCAATATTTAATCGTAAGAGGGCGGTATTCTTAAAAATGAAGAATTTAACTACAGGGAATTATCATTTCGAAGGTGTTGACCCATCTTGCAAAACTATTGAAGAAGCTTTAAAATATAGAGCAAATAACCGTACCATCCACTTGGAGGGCATAAAATGAAAACTTATTATCATGGAGAATGTTTGTTAATGAAATCTTGTAAATTACCAGAAGGATTAAAGAAGGTAAAATTATTCGATAAGGGATGCTACCGTTTGGCAGATTCGGAAACATCTGGGAATTTTCACCTACTGGAAGCCAAAGAAGGTGTTGAGTTATTCGAAGACTCTAATGGTGTATTATGGCTCAAAAATGATGTTCCTACGGAAGTTTATTGTGCAATTAAGGAACGCCATGACAATATAACTTTAGAACCTGGCATTTGGGAGATTGATAAAGCCCGTGAATATGATTATATGACGGATTTGACAAGGAAGGTCGCTGACTAAGTGGATTACGTTTATGAAAGGATAAAAATGCAAACAGCAAGTGAAATACCTGGGAATAGTAAAAAACCATTAAAAGTAATGCAAACAAAATTCGGTAAAGATAAAGGGAATTGTTTGACTGCGTGTGTGTCCTGTTTGACGGGTATTCCTATTGAGGAAATTCCAGACCTATATTCACATTCTGGATTGGAATGGTGGGATACCCTATATGATTGGTGTGTTAAAAATAATTATGGTCTTATATATTTTAAACAAAAAGACATTCCAGCTTTAATCCTTAATGGATATGGGATAGGCACATTTACAGTAAAAGGTACAGATGAATTACATTGCGTTATTCTTGAGTACAAACTTGGAATGAGGGGTAATGTTGCTTTGGGAGAAGAATGGAATCATGATGCTTTTGTTTATCATGATCCCAATCCATTGAAGCCAGAGTTAATTGATTTGCAGTTTCATATTTTTATAATTCCAAACCAAGCCATTGACCTAATCGCCCCCAAGCGTCTGGGGGTGGTGATTTGTAGGGAGAAGTTGGCTCATATTATAGGTTGCTCATCTTTAGCCACAAATGCTTTAGCAGAGTGTCATCACCAAACAAATAGCCAGTTTAAAATAGACAGATGGATGAATGCTGATTTAGAAGAATTAGCAGACGCCATCATCCTCGCCTCTAAGGACAAGGACTTGGTGAAAATAGTATGTACAGAGGAATAAAAGGAACGGCATTGTTAAAGGAGGGTAGATGGACACTAAGCAACCAGAAGGATTAGCGGATAACGCTAAAGCACAATGTAATCACCAACAAAACAATCAACCACAAATGGGTTCTGCGCAAGCAGGATTAGGTCAAGCATGGGGCAGTTTATATCCACCTTGTCCTTACTGTCAACCAAAATGCCCTTGTTGTGGTAGACCATTAGGTAATTGGAATTATCCACAATATCCTTATTATCCTTATGGGCACAATCAAATAACGTGTTAATTATTAAACGGCATTGTTAAAGGAGGGGTATGAGTACTACAGTAAGAGAGTTTAAATATTCATGCTCGGATGATTGCAGACAAGAAGGATGTCCAAGTCATGTAGCTAAAATGGAGTACCAATCTACCGCTGGAATATTATCTTTTGACAGTGGGTATGGTTCACAAAAATATTGGTTTGATAGTGCAAGATTAGAAGCTTTTCTTACCATGCTCAAGGATATTGGGTCTTTTAGATGTGAGATTGAACACGCTTTAAAAATTATTAGAGATTAAACGGCATTGTTAAAGGAGGGATATGAGTTTATTTAATTTTATTAAAAAAGCATGGAATGAGCAGTGTTGTGAGCATGAATGGTCAATAGAATTAAATTCAGTTGTTCATCATGCAATCGAAGGAGAAAAATTCTCTTGGAAGAAATGTAGAAAATGTAATAAATATGAAAAATATGAATGGTTTATTTAAACGGCATTGTTAAAGGAGGGGTATGAGTACTACAGTAAGAGAGTTTAAATATTCATGCTCGGATGATTGCAGACAAGAAGGATGTCCAAGTCATGTAGCTAAAATGGAGTACCAATCTACCGCTGGAATATTATCTTTTGACAGTGGGTATGGTTCACAAAAATATTGGTTTGATAGTGCAAGATTAGAAGCTTTTCTTACCATGCTCAAGGATATTGGGTCTTTTAGATGTGAGATTGAACACGCTTTAAAAATTATTAGAGATTAAACGGCATTGTTAAAGGAGGGATATGAAACAATACAGAATACGTTATGAAGTTTCTATAGTTAATGGATTGGGATATCATGTGCGAGATGAAATAAGAGATAGAATAATTCAAGCAGCAGATATTCCTACTGCAAGGCGAGTGTTTGAGGCATTGGATGAACATGAGATATATGATGTTATGGAGATGTAATCAACGGCATTGTTAAAGGAATGGAGAGAGAATGATGTATTTAGGGTTAACTATCAGTTTTGCTATAATTTTTTCAAGTTTTATGATTTGTAATTCAATAGATAAATTAAGAAAATAACCCCATCACCCACAACAGTTAAAGGAATGGAGAGCGTGATGAAGCATAATATTGGCAGAAGGCAAAAAGGAATTGGCGGTGTAAAGAAAGCAGAAGCGTGGGGTGTGATAAACCCAGAAGGCGAGTTATATCCTAATGCGTGGCCTATGGAATATATGGCAAAAGATTTTATCAATAAAAATAATGGATTTAAGGCAGTTAAGGTCAGGATATTAAAAAGCATATTTTAACCCCATCACCCACAACAGAGTGTTATGAGGAGGACATTAAAAATGCAAACAGCGAAAGTATAGACGCTAAATAGAAACAGGTGGGTTCTAGGGGAAAAAGGAGAAAGAATTGAAGGAACTTAAATCATGTTTGGTGTGTGGGAATAAAGAATTAAATATTTTCTGTGATATGGGATTAATGCCTCTAGTTAATAATTTAAAAGTTTCTCCTGAAAAAGAAGATGTTAAATTTCCATTAGTAGTCAATGAATGTCTGTTATGTACACATAAACAGTTAAGCGTAGCGGTTGATCGGGAATTGTTGTTTAAGGACTATCTTTACCAAACAGGAACATCTATATCTCATCTTGATTTTTTAATAGATTTTTCCCAATCACTCAATCATTATGGCAACACCGCTATTGATATAGGATGTAATGACGGAACTCTATTGAGTTGTTTAAAAATGGAGGGATGGTTTGTCATGGGGATAGAGCCATGTAAAGACCTTTATGAAATAGCAATTAAAAGAGAAGTTCATGTTTTAAACGAATTTTTCCCTTTACAGGCAGATATTGGAATGAAGTTTGATTTAATTACCGCTTTTAATGTGTTTGCCCATAATGACGACCCCAAGACATTCTTAATTGAAGCTTCCAAACTACTTAAAGACAAGGGGAGAATTTATATACTTACCACACCCGCCCGCTTAGATAATTTTTACCATGAGCATATTTCTTATTTTACACCTCAAAGCATGATGGTGCTTGCTCAAAAATGTGGTGTTGAAGTTGTGAGTTTTAAAACAGCACCAATGCACAGAGAGAGCTATTTATTTGAAATTAGAAAAATCGATACGGCAAGGCGTGGAACGGCACGGCTAGGTATGGCAAGGCCATGCAAGGAAACGCAAGGTAATTTTGTTGTTTATGGAGCAAGCGCCAGCGAAATAGTTTTACTAAATTATTATAACCTAAAACCCGAATACGTAGTTGATGACAACCATTTAAAGCAAGGGAAGTTTATTCCAGGCATAAATTCCCCAATAGTAAGCGCAGAACATTTTTCTAAAGACCCAAGGGATTTAAACATCATTTGCGCTCACAACCTATTTGATGAAATATCCGTAAAGATTAAAAAGTTACGTCCTAACAAGAATGATAGATTTGAAAGGATAATTTAATGAAAGAAATATTTATAGTAAAAGCCACAGTTGGCGATTATGTAAAACAACTTTTGAAATTAGATCAAAAGAGTGGACTATATGCTAGAACAGAAGATGGAGAAGAGTTTAGGGTCGATGGTATTAAAATAAAAAAAGACGTAAACAATAATTACAATATAAGTTATCACAAACTGGAGTTTAAATGCAAAGTAAAACTATCATAATTGGGGCAGGATTTTCAGGTATGGCAGCGGGCATTAAGACAGGGGCAACCATTTACGAGAAAACCGATCACGCAGGCGGTATTTGTACGGACTATGTGAAGGACGGTTTTAGGTTCTCAAACGGGGGGCCACATTACCTTTTTGGTAAAGACAAGGGACTTGAATACATCAAGAGTTTAGTTGAGGTTAAAGAATACGAGCGTAAGGCAGGAGTTTATTATAACCATATTTTCCCTTATCCTTTTCAATCTACGGCTTCAAAAGATTTGGAAGAATTCAAAGGAGATTGGTCTCCTCAATATTTTGATGGGTGGCTTGTTTCTAATTTTGGGAAAGAACAATGTAATTTGTTTTTTCACCCATTTAATGAAAAATATACGGCTGGTTTAATGAGCTCCGTATTACCACAAGATAATTATAAAACACCCAAAACAGGAACAGGATGGGTAAGTACCTTTTGTGATCCTGTTAACGGATTAGATGATTTAGTTGAGAAGATGGCGAGTAAGTGTGATATTCAATATAACAAGAAAGCAACAAAGATACATACGGATGACAGAGAGGTTGAATTTGAGGATGGTACTTCGGAAGAATACGGAAGGTTAATTTCAACAATCCCATTAAACAAATGTATGGAATTATGCGGTCAAGAATCAAATCTTCCTTACACCTCTGTTTTAGTAATAAATGTTGGTGCAGAATCAAACGTTAATTTTCCCAAAGAACATTGGCTATATATACCATTTTGTAAATCAGGATTCCACCGCGTTAGTTTTTATACAAATGTTGATGAATCAAAAGCTCCGCCTAATCGAGTAGGATTAAGCGTTGAAATCGCGTACCATAATACAAAAATTAAAGGCATAGAAACGAATCTCATAGCAAGGGAAGTCTGTCAAGAGCTTATGGATTGGGGATGGATTAAAAAACCTGAAACGATTTGCATTGATTGGGTTGAGTGTGCGTATACGTGGCAGTACAACAAAGAAGATGTTTCCAAGGAAATTCAATGGCTTAAGGAAAGAGATATTACCAGTACAGGCCGGTATGGTAAGTGGGAATTTTGCGGGGTTACTCAATCAATTATGATGGGTTTTGATGTATGAAAACAAGCATAATTTGTGCTAACCATGGCAGGGACACATCCGTTTTAAGAAATTCTTTGCCCCTCAATGTTGAATACATTGAAATCAACCAGGGACTTGAAAGATCGGTTCAAAGGAATATGGCAATACGCCAAGCAAAAGGGGACATCATTATTTGGTTAGACAGCGATCAGTCTTTGGGCCCTGGTGTAGTTAAAGAATGTGAAAATCTAATAAGTACAGGTTACACATCTGTATATATCCCTGAAATCATCGTAGCAAAGTCATTCTTTGGGCGTATAAGGGCATTTGAGAGGTCTTTTTTGACCGGAACGTCTGTAGATGTGCCTAAAGCGGTATTAAGGCGTTGTTGCCCCCTTTTTAACGAAGAATTGCATGGGCCGGAAGATGCAGACTTTGGTAATAGAATAATTGGATTAAGGGCAGTAAGCAAATCAGTCCTTTATCACCATGACGACATCCCATTTTATAAGTATTGCCAGAAGAAAGCGTACTACTCAAAGAGTATGGATAAATACAAAGAACTTAATCCCGATGATCGTTGTTTGAATATTTGGTACAGGTGTGTGACTGTTTATACTGAAAAGGGGAAGTGGAAGAAGTTGTTAAGACATCCAATACTTACTTTGGGGCTTATATTTCTATTGGTAATTAGGGGGATAATCTATGCTCGCCGTTAGCGTATGTATAGCCAATTATAAACAGGATCAATTTTTACCAGAAGCCCGCGCAAGTATTAACATGCAGACATACAAGAACATTGAAACTGTTGTTTACGATGATCTTGAAGGCGTTGGAAGCGGGGAATCGTTTAACCGAGCAATATCATACGCTAAAGGGGACATTATAGTGTTGCTTTGTGCAGACGACTATTTTACAGACAAGCACGTAATTGAAGATATTGTAAAATGTTTTGAAACTCATACTGGAATGGGTCATGTGTCAAGATGGTATTATCAGTTTGTAGATGGAGATAAAAGACCGGTAAGGGCTTGGCGTGGTGATAATATATTCGAAATTGCTAATAATCCATCGGGGTTGGCATTTAGAAAGAGCATTTTAGATGGTAAATTCACAACTCTACCAGGAAAGATAAATTACGTTGGAAAATTAGTATTAACAAATAAAATGTTTATTGAAGCGCCTTTTTTAGTCCAATCTGTTATTGAAAGAGGATGGTTATATTCAATTCTAAAATACGACACCGTTGCCGTACGTGTCCACAAGAGCACCGCCCGATCTAAAGACTATTATAAAAAAATGTGGACTTCTTCCCCTGTTCTTGAATGGGCAAAGCTTGGCTGGGAATCCAATGACTTCACATCCTTAATTCAAATCAGCAATTACTTCACCAGAAAGGCGGTGTGGGATGAGATCTGTAATTTTGTATGGGTCAATCCTGATAATATATTCAATCCTTGCCTTTGGTTTTTTGGTCTGGTGGCACTTATTATACCGACACCAATACTACTTAAAATTCCGGATATTTACAGGGCAACGTGGGGAAAATGGACAACAAGGGAGGTAAAAAGGAAATGAGATTTCGTTTTATTCCAGAATCAGACCATCCTAACATTTCTGTTATAGGATTTGATGCTTTCTTTACACAATACAAAGCAGTTAGGATTTGTGTTCAAATAGAAAATCCAGATCACTCTAATTTTCATATTGTAAATATTGAATTTGGATTTAAAAAAATGCAAAGAAGGGTCTTAATCTGTGTATGTAATATCACATTTGTTTTTTATATTTTTTTTGAGAAAGATTTTTATAAATGAAAAATAAAATAACTATAGCAATTCCTTCTCATAATAACCAAGATGTTATTGCAGAAGCGATAGAAAGCGCATTAGACCAAGAGTACCCGTTAAAGGAAATCCTTGTCTGTGATGACTGCTCTTCGGACAATACGGCGGAGATAGCTTTAAGTTTTGGCGTTCGTGTCATATCAAACCCATTTAATTTAGGGATAGGAAAAAACTTAGAAAAGTTAATGACATTATGTGAAACTCGGTATATATTATATTTGTGTGCCGATGATATTTTAACACATCCAAAAGTTTTAAGTGATATTGTTAAAATCTTCAACGAGAATAAAGAAATAGGAATCATTGCTGCCTACAAGTATTACTTCTTACATGGTCACAAAGGTGCGATTGGCGTTTGTCGCGACCCTAACATTTTGACAAGTAGCTGTTGTCCGTCAGGAATGGCGTTTAGAAAAATGGACATAGTCGGGACAAATAAAATCTTTGTGGAGATGCCATCTATAGTATCGCAGTACCTGCCCAAATATCGTTGGACAATGATTGAGTACGACACCGTGGCTTCTCGTTACATGCCTGGATTTAATACAGGAACAAAATCCTCTTATTACACCGAATCACCTACCCAAAACTGGATTGATTTATTAGGACAAAATTACCAAGATTTTCCTGTATTTATTACTTTAAAGAATAGAGCGTCACATTTACTTTGGGGGGAAATATGTCTGCACGTAAAAAACGACAAGAAGGTATTATTGTCATGGAAGTTTTGGTTTTATACGCTGACGGCCATGTTGGTTCCTTCTCTGGTTCTCCGGTCACTTTCAAAGTTTTTTCGAAATCACGTAGCAAGAAGATACTCGAAAGTTATAGAAAGGCCAAATGACTAAAAGGATTCTTATAACTGGGGCAGGAGGTTTTATAGGTTCGCATTGTTTAAGCCATATTCTTGTTAACACAGACTGGGAAGTGGTTTGCCTTGACAGTTTTAACCATAAAGGGATGTCAGAAAGGATAACATTTTCTGAACATTACCAGAAAGATAAAAGTAGAGTAAGAATATTTACTCATGATTTAAATGCTCCTATTTCTTCAGTACTTAGAGGGACTATTGGAAATGTGGATTATATCGTAAATTTTTGTTCAGCCTCACATGTAGACCGCAGTATCACAGACCCCGTACCTTTCGTTCAAAATAATGTAAATATTGCGTTAAACATGCTTGAATATGCACGGCAGGCAAAGCCAATAAAGTTTATACAAATAGGCACTGATGAGGTTTACGGCCCAACGGATGGAGTGCATAATCATCCTGAATGGTCTCCCATATTACCTTCAAACCCTTATAGCGCAAGCAAAGCATCACAAGACGCAATAGCAATAAGCTACTGGCGCACTTATGGGGTTCCGGTGATCCTTACAAACATTATGAACACATTTGGGGAGATGCAAGATCATGAAAAATTTATTCCAATGGTAATAAGGAAAATAATTTTAGGTGAAACTGTTACGATTCACTCAGACCCAACAAAGACAATCTCCGGAGCAAGGTTCTGGCTACACGCCCGCAACACCTCTGACGCTTTACTGTTCATGCTTCAGAACGTTCCTGTCCCCTTATATCCGCAAGCAAACCGACCGGAGAGATTTAATATTGTTGGAGGAAAGCAAATAAGTAACTTAGACATGGCACTATTGATTGCCAATATTATGGGCGAAGAATTAAAGTATAAAATGGTTGACGCAGAAACAAGCCGTCCTGGTCACGACCCATTCTACGGATTAAGCGGTGAGAAACTTCGCAATTACGGGCATGCATTCCCTAAGAACCTTGAAGAATCACTTGAACGTACAGTTAAGTGGACAATGGAACATCCTGAGTGGGTAGGGCTATGAAAATAAGTGAACTCATTGAGGAATTAAATAAATTTCCCCAAGATTCAAGGGTATTTGTAGAGGGCGAAGATTCTGTATTTTCTTCTGCTTGTGTGGATGATTATAGTAAAACAATTTGTCGAAGCGTTTTAATAAGGCAGTGTGAGAACATGGATTATGCTTCTAAAAGGTTTGTTTGTGAGAACTGTAGCGCAGAAACAAAAGGTAATACGTATATGAGAAATAATTTACTATGTAAAATATGTTGTGGATGGCTAAAGGTGGAGTGGGAAGGATGAGATATTTATTTCCATTAAGCCCCTATAATCAGCAGCGTCAGTTTGAGAAGCCCGTTTGGGTATTCCCGGCTCATTTAGCCGCTTATGCGACTTATTTAAGAAATCAAAAACATCAAGTTATTTGGGGGAAAGAAAGCGTTAGTTTTGGAATGATGCCGGTAGATAAAGAAATTAAAGATGATTTTCAAATAGATGTTCCTTTTGAAAAACTACCCTATCCAGACCGCATATTTACAGACGCCAAAAATCCACGATGGCAAAGATACGGCAATTATCGCAAGCATCCTGCTACCCACATGATGGTGTCAAATCTATGCTGGTACGGGAAATGCGTTTTCTGTGTCGATACCAAAAAATTACAAGAAGGCGAAAAAAGAGGTATTCGTAGTGTTGACCACGTCATGGAAGAAATAGACGATTTAATTGCCAATGGTTATAAAGAGGTCTTTGATGATTCAGGCACATTCCCTGTGGGGGATTGGTTGACAGAGTTTTGTTTGAAGATGAAAATTAATGGACGTAACAAGAAAATACGCTTAGGCTGTAACATGAAGCCTGTCAATATTGATTATAAAATGATGGCTGATGCTGGTTTCAGGTTTATCTTGGTAGGAGTCGAAAGCGCCAATCAAGTAACTTTAAATAAGATTCAAAAAGGTCAGAACGCACAAACTACTATTGAAATCATAAAAAAGATGAGCGAGGCAGGTCTTTACCCCCATTTGACTAGCATGTTTGGATATGAATGGGAAACTGAAAAAGACGCACAAAATACTTTGGACATGATTCATTATTTACTTAGGAAGGGATATGCTAAAACTGCTCAGGCATCCGTTTATTCGCCACCTCGTACTCGTCCTGACCCTAATTCTCTTGGGCATAAATATATACCAATGGTTTATGACGTATTGCATTATCCAGAATTTTGGTATCACAAATTTAAAGACATAAAAGATTTTGATGATTTTAAATATTTATTAAGAGGGGCAAGGTTGGTTATGGAGGAAAAATTAAGGAAATTAAATGCCCTACATCACTGATGGAAGCGTTATAGACCCAAAACGAGAAAATGAATGCCAATACAGTGACTGTCATAGAATGGCTGAATTTAAAGTTTTTTGTGGTCAAATTTGTAAAAATTGTATAAAAGTATTTATTAGGAATGAAAATGATCGTATAAAAGAATCTCTTGAAAGGTTGTCAAGTATCCAATGTTTGAAAAAGTCTGCATAATTTTATTAGCAAACATACTTTTTTATTTAAAGACAATAAAATATGGTTATGTGAGCGACGACAATCCTTCTTATCAACGCAACCGCCCAATCAATGTTTGGAAATACGCCTTTTGGGTGTTTGAGGGTAAATTAAAAAGCAAACCGGAGATAGATCATGCGCTTACTTTATTTCTTCACACGTTGGTTTGTGTTGGTATATATTTGGGCTTTGGTTCTAATAGTATTAGCTTCATTGCTTCTTTGCTTTTCGCTTTCAATCCTATCAATAATCAAGGCGCTGTCTGGATAAGCGGAAGGAATTATGTTTTAGCATCTTTAGGGATGGTTTGGGCATTAGCTTTACCTATGGAGATGGGAGGGCTAATGTTGCTTGGCGCTACCTATACAAACTCCGGTTTCATTATGCCGTTGTGTTTGTTTGGCTCAAGCCGTCCTGAACTTTTAATATTCGCTCCTTTAGTATGGATGTATAATTTTGGGAGGTTCAGTTATAATGTAACACAGAAAGCCAAGATTGAGGTTTTTACAGAGGACGCTAAGATTCATCCCAAGAAAATAATACTTGCGATTAAGACGTTTGGTTTCTATGTAAGTCATTCACTGTTGCCAATAAAGACGACTTTTTATCACTCATTGCTTGAGAGTATTGCGGGTTCACGTGTCAAAGAAGCGTATTCTTTATGCAGGTTATTTTGGTTTGGTTTATTTACGGTATCTTTAATGGCGTGGTATGTATCAACGCACAAATGGGACATGGTTTGTTTTGGCTTACTCTGGTGGTGTTTGGGGATAGCGCCTTTTCTTAACCTTTATCGTATGCAACAAGAACTCGCGGAGAGATATGCATATTTGCCTAATGTGGGTCTTATGTTTGTTGTTTCTCAATTTATTCATTCAAGTCCTTATTTGGTGGCTGGACTCTTAGGGGCATACGCCTGCAAGACATGGTTTTATATTGACGGATACAGGGATGATTTCATACTCACTGAATTTAGCCGAGTAAACAGTTTAGACTCATGGTTTGGCTGGCACATAGGGGCAATGAAAAGATGGGAGAAGCAATCATTCCAAGAGGCATTGCTTTTTTGGATGGAAGCTCTAAAAATAAGCCCAAACGAATTTAAAGTACTTTATAATATTGCGGTAGTTTTACATCATTGTAATCAAAAGAAAGAAGCATTAAAATATTTAGAAAGAGCAGAAAAGTGCATACCGGCAGGACAGGAAAAAGCCGTCGCGCAAATACTTTGGAATTTCAAACGTGGGCAAATAACAATACTAATCTAAGGAGATAAAAATGACAGCACAAGAAATCGCACAAACGATCAACACTATTTACGAAGGAGTAGAAAAGAGCAAATGCGGGAAACTGTTAACTGGAGAAAAAGATCCCAATGGCAATTTAGTTTACAACGGTTTTTCTTTACAAACATTTATGTCAATCTTAAAATCCACATTCGATAAGGTCTAACTATGTTATCAATAATCCTTCCCGCAACAGATTTGGTGAAAGTAAATGAATTAGTACAAGAGATTGAAGGAATATTTAATAATGTCCAGATCATCGTATCAAGCAACCGTCAATCCCTTGGGAAAGGATGGGCGGTGCGTGAAGCTCTTAAACAGGCCACAGGTGAATTTGTGTGTTTCCTCGATGGTGATGGTGACATTCATCCCAATATGATTAAACGATTAATACCGTTTCTTGCTGACTATGACATTGTGTGCGGGGTGAAGCCAATAAGCGGTCGATGGTCAAGACGCCTAATCACGTATTGGTCACGCCTTTATATAGCTTTATTATTTGGAATGAAAGTTGACAGTCAAACTGGTTTAAAGATATTCAAGCGCCACACACTTTCAGAATGGTATAGCAATGGTTGGTTATTCGATTTGGAAATACTTTCACTTGCCAAGCAAAAAGGTTTCAGCATGATCGAAGTTCCTATTGAATTTACTCACACCAATAAGAAGGTAGAATTAATATCATTGTGGAAAATCCTAAAAGAAAGCATAACTTTATGGCTGGAACTGAAATAAGGATATGCGAATACTGCAATAAACGCCCCATACTTCGTAAGACTTGTGGTCATTGGCTCTGCCAATGGAAACGCCACGTTTTAAACATGCGTAAGAACCGCAAGACAAACATCGTAAGACCCACCAGAAGAGTTTTATAATATATCTTTAATAAATCACTTTTCACGTGAAACATTCCAAGGCAGTGCTATGCTTAGATTAAGACCGGACAAAGAAGCCGGCAAACCTCGGCCGAGGAACTATGAGTACAGGTGGACTAACGTCACAAAAACATACTGCAAGAGAACTAGCTATAGGAAAGCTTTGGCAAGAGATTGTTGACAACTTTCATAAATATAGCGAAGCCAATAAGATAAAATTAATGGCAGCAGTTTTAGGTAAAGACGTTCCACAGCACACCACCATAGACGGAAATTATAACGTCACTAAAATGCCGACGGTTAAACTTCAAGAAAAAGAACAGGAGCTTACCCTTGGAAATAGAATTACCGAGTATACTCCAAGTCCCTAATAAGCTTCTGCCTTTAATCACCCAATTCAACAACAAGAGATATTTCTTGATTGATGGAGGACGAGGCGGTGGAAAGTCACATGCTGTCGCAAGGTGGATTTTATACCTTGCCGAGAAATACAATATCCGAATAGTATGCGGGCGTGAAGTCCAGAACTCAATCAAAGAATCCGTTTACTCAATACTCACCGATTTAATCCAGCAGTACAATCTTAACTTCACAATATTAGCTAAGACAATCATCCATCGTGACACCAAGACAGAAATTAACTTTAGAGGATTTCGGGAGCAAGGAGCTTTTAACATTCAAGGGATGGAAGGTATTGATATAGTCTGGATAGACGAATCTCAAGCTTTAACTAAGCAAACCCTTGATGTGCTTATTCCAACGATTCGTAAAGACAATGCCAAAGTAATATTCACAATGAACAGGTTTGTGCGCAATGACCCTGCTTACGCAAACTTTGTTCATCGTGATGACTGTTTACATATCCACTTAAATTACAACGACAATCCTTTTTGTACGAACGCTCTTAAGAAAGAAGCTTTGGAGTGTTTGAAGAAGTCGCAAGAGGACTATAACCATATTTGGTTGGGATTGCCTTTAGACAAGACAGAAGATTCAGTGTTCACTCATTCAGAGCTTGATGCGGCTAAAAGGGCAATTTATCTTCCAAGGGATGGCTACAACACAAAGATAGCAGGTTTTGATATTGCTCGATACGGTGATGATAAATGTGCAAGTGTGATTATCAGACAGAACGGAGCTTTACATTGGGAAGTTGTTTATGTCAACCAATGGGATCACAAAGACTTGAATTGGACAACAGGAGAGATTCTAAAAGTACACACAGAGCAAAAGGTTGATAAATCAATAGTGGATGAAGATGGTATAGGCTCAGGGCCTTTAGATACGCTTACTAAAGGACGCAATATGCAGACGTTTGTGGGTTTTAGGAATCCAGCGTTAGGGTATGACAAAGACAGGTTCTATGGTAATCCACGCACAGCAAATACATACCGGCTTAAAGACATGCTTTTGCAAGGACATTTGCACATAACAGATGAAGCATTGTTAGAGGAATTAGGAACGCTTAGGTATGAGTACGACCACAACCAACGAAGGATACTGGTGAGCAAAGAGAAAATGAAGAAGCAAGGTTTTAAGTCACCCAATATGGCAGATGCTTTGATAATGGCAGTAAGCTTGATTGATGGTATTAAGAAAGAGCAAGATACAAAGTATGTAGGGATGAGGCGCAGTAAATCTCGTTCAGATAACTTGTTTGATATTGCGGGGATTCGATGATAAGCAAATATCTGTTTGACCATTACTATTCAAAATGTCCACAAAGGGAGTTGATACCTACTCAAGAGCAGATAGATCAAGCCCTAGAAAGGCATCCTGACAAAGTAATTGTTGTTAAAGACAGTGAAATTAGGGGAATTGGGATATTTTTAACACTTACAGACAAAACATTCTCGTTCTTGCATTGCATTGACATCAAGCGTATTGACGTGCTTCAAGCATTGGCTTTAGAGAACGGGAAGAACTTTCATTTTGTGTTGCTTGCGGCAGACAGTTATAAGACGATTCGCATAGGTTTAAGGTCGGTAATGAAGCTAAAACCCAAAACAATAAGCTGGTACAATCCAAGCTTTACAAAACTACATAGGTATATATGCCCTTCTTAGCACCGATCGGACTAGCTTTAGGGGCATCCGCCGCAAGCGCTGCCGCAGTGGGAACAGTTGCGACCGTTGGAGGATTAGCGGCAGCAGGGGGTTTAGCAACATCGCTTTATGGCGCAAGCGCTCAATCCACCCAAGCCAAGAAAGCCACAGAAGCCGCGACTAATCAGCAGTCAGCAGCTACAGCAGCTTTACAAACAGCCCAAGACACGGCAAGCACTCAAGCACAGAACGCTCTTACAGCTAAGAGAGTAGCGGCAGCAGCTAGCCAAGATATATTCACATCCCCTTTAGGATTAGGAACTCAAGCCAACGTTGCTCGTAAAACATTGTTAGGTGGATAATGATAGGCGTCGAAGAACCAAAACAGAAGTCAACGAATAAGCCAAGAGCAGACCAGCTTCTTGATACCTACAAGATGCATAAGGGTTTAAGGTCTAAC